CCCTCCGGTAGAAGTGATGGTTAGGGTTTTAAGCCTAGGGAGGTTGTACTTAGGTGTGGCAACATCGGCGGCAGTGGCGGTAGTACCATCGATGTACATGGAGTTGATCTTTACATACTCCGCACCTTCAACATTGAGTACGGCTCGGTAGACATCTCCAAGGGAGATTCTTTTACCAAACTCAACATTGTCGTATGACAGCACTCCTTCTATGGCCTTTTTAACGGCTGTTTCTACAGAAACTCTGTTGTACAGAGGGAACACCGCAAGTTCTGCGGTTATAACTATGTCTGTCCATTCCACTGGTTCACCGTAAACAACGGCACCTATGAGCTTCTTATCACTCAGGTAGGCTTCCAGAGAGTCGATAAGCGACTGCATGTCTCTGCTTATGGTGGTCATGGTCCCAGTCATGGAGGCTGCAACAGACGTAGTTGAAGTACCTGTAGCCACCGGATAAACGATAGTAGAAAGACCTGTTATCGTTCCACTAGCTGAACCGCCAGTATCGGTAGCGGTACTACTGTTATAGGAAATTTCGGTACCCCCACCAGTGATAGCGGTAATCACATGAGTCCCGTCGTAGGGACTTGAAAGTCCTGCAACAGTTATCATCTGGCCGACCCTGAGACCACTATTTCCAGCGGTAAGAGTTAGTTTTGCAACATTAGACGCTATAGTTTTAGAGTTAACACTTACTGGTGTCACTAAGGAATAATAATCGGACAACGTAAATGTCCCATTAAGCGCAGCTACGGTAGAACCAGTCACATAGACAACCTGACCGGAAGCAATATTCAGGGAAGACGAGGCAGCTAGAGTGGCCGACAAGGCTCCGTTGATAGTACTGACATAGCGACTGGTCAGAGGAGTTGTAACCCTGCTGGCTGACTGAGCACTGGATGCCACTCGGACATATACAGCGGTGTAGTTCTGACCATATGCAGTGGCCTTGGTGATGCCGGGAACCTGAAGTGCCAGATTCACATAGTCATCCAGAGTTATGGCACGGCTGAGTGTTGCCTTGGATCGGGGAACTGAATACCGTAAAGATTCAAGGCTCTCCACATCGGCGCCGCCTGAAGGAGCAGCGGTATTAGTAACGGTGATGCCGCTGGAAGTGGCGAAGGGATCATTAAGAACAGTAAGGCTATTTATGCCAAGACTATTGGCAGCAGTGCCTACCCCATAACGGTAACCAGCCCTAATCTCCACGTTTACCGGTGGAATTCGTCCCGAAGTGTTGTCTCCGAAAATGACATGGGTAAAGTCATCGTCATCTATATAGGTAGTGAATACAGATTGAGTCGGAGATGCAAGAGAAAGCTTGTCAATCTTGGACCAAGTGACAGCCTGCCCACCTTCTATCGTGTAAATAGAAACACTTTTATCGATTACGCCGGGGTTGCTCAAAACAAACTCAGCGTTAGGTATGCCCTTACTATTTCCGATCTTAGAAGGAGGAACGGTGAGTCCTTCTGATGCAGTGGCGATCTTTGTTACTTGATATCGAGGGTTTGCGGAATCTTCAACAATAACTTGAGCGACATCTTTACTGGAATCCATCGTCACGTCAAAGTCCAACTCAAAATCAATAGTGTTACCACTTGAGTCGGGAGTTGTACTAATAACGGTTTTAGCCGGAATTATGAATACTGTTCCCGATTTGACCTTCTGGGCTTGAGTAACCGTTATAGGGGTACCGGTAGCACTAGCAGACTGATAAGTGATTACAGCAGTGGAGTTCGTACCAGTCGGATCTGTAACCGACAGAATGACGTGCTGCCCGTCATAAGCAGCAGTTCCCGTATTAACGACAATGGTCTGATCAGGATAAAGCTGCACCTTTTGGCCCGATGGATAACTAGACAGAGTCATAGTTACGATGTTGCTTACGCAAGTAGCTGAGTTGATGTTGTATTCGATAGTGTCAATATCGTCTGCGTAAAACTTCCATACAAACGAAATTGGGGCCACGGCAGCCTTGTTACCCATGGGGGTGTACCCCATCATGTCGGCAATATAGAGGGCGCTCTGTCGACGGATAGCCGTACCGAGGAATGCCTCTGAAGCCAGCCGGTCGATGTAGTAGTTAGTAATGTCTTCAGCGTAGGCAAAAAGCTCAATTAGTAGAGTTCCGAAATCGCCAGTGTCTCCGACAGTCCTCCACTCAGGCATCATTCCTCTGGCGAATGCGACCATCATGGTTCGGATGCTCTTATAGTCCCGAGACGTATAGTCAAGAACTATTTTATTAGTTGATGAGTTAGTGGTGGGGATGGTGCTCACTTCGTGCTCCCTGTACTAGAAGCGATGTCAAGGCCTACGCTTACCGTGGAAGTAGAAACGTAGCTGGACGCCTTGTACGCAATGTCTATATAAACGAGGTTAGGGGTTTCTCCAATTTTTACACTTGCACTTTTGATAAAAGCGCTTGGAACAAATTGAATAAGTCTATCACGGACCTGAGACGCTGTATCTTGGCGATCTAATTCGTCAGAGGGATCAAAAAGCAAGGACTGGACATCACAGCCCCAATCGGGGTGCATGACGCGTTCGTTTTGGTTAGTAGTAAGAGCATCTATGACCTGATTCCTGATGATTCGGTCATAGTTATCAGTGGACCCCACAGATCCGCCTATGATACTAAATGGTATATCAAATGATTTCATATCTGTCCTTAAACCTTTTCAACAGCTTTCCAAGTCGATTGCCAGAATCCCAATTCATTTGCCTGTACTTTGGGGTTTCCTTGCACAGTATTAGTATAGATCAGGGAGGGATCAACATTAGCAGGGGTATTATTACTTGCATCTTTTGCAAGCTTTAATTGCGTTTGGAATGAGTTATTTGTGAACGAGTGTTCGATTCCACGGACTAGCCATGCTCCGTCATACTCATTTTTTCCTGAAGAATTACTACTTACCTGAATGTCTATGTTTACTCCGGGTACAACTAGTACATCCCCGTTTATGCGGGCAGAGGCTTGAAGGTTCCAGAAATCCGGCATCTTCTGCCAAGCATCTGAATATGCCGTAGCCATGGCTTTGTCCTGTATAGGAACTTCTGTGGAAAACCTATAAGGAGGAGGATTTGAAATAAGTGGAATAATAATATTTGTTATGCCTGTTGGAAGGACCTGATTGATATTATTTGAAATACCAAATGGCTTACTTACTGCTGCCACTGTACCCTCAAAATACCCAAAGGTAGGAGCTATATTGTCTCTGATCCTAAGCGACTGAGATGTAGGGCTGAAATCTAGTAGCTGTCGGGAGGGATCTAAAAGATCGTCTGCTCTAATGTACCTTCTAAAGATACCTGTCTTCGTTACAATCTGATGAGGGTCCACCAGCCGGACAACGGCATCGCTCATATAAATAACATAACCAACCCGAGTAGCTAGTGTCTGTATGAACTCCCAGTCGCTCTCCGTAGTCTGAGCAAGAGCGGGCCAGTTATAAGGGTGGGTATACGTCTGACAACCTAGATTGTGTTTCGCTACTATGTCTGCGAATACATCGGGAGCCGTTCTACTGACAAAGAACTTCGGTGTGCCGGACTGCATGGGCCAACTAGGTCCTAGGCAGAGAATGTCGACCATAGCGTCCTGCTGATATTCTTGGTTGACATTTACGGTTATTACATACCCGTAGAAGACTTTACTTGACCGCTTAGACCCATAGGTAAATTGAATTCTTTTGTTTATGTAGCTGGATATCTTGGACTTAGATAGCTGAGTAGTTATTACAGCCGCTTCGTGACTGTTCTCCATATTGGAAATACGGACCTGACGAAGTTCCGAACTGGACAAGTTCAGAAGCTCACCGTCTATCGTTATGTCTCGTATAAGTATCTGCTGAATATTGTTTATTGCAGCATTGTTGAGCGCTGTGACCATGTCGCTACTCCGGCAGATGGATCATGTCGCCCATTTTTAAATCAAACATGTTCCTGATAGTAGGATTAGCGTTTGCTAGTTTCCACCAGAGGGTGGGGTCTCCCTGACTCATGTAACTCAAAGTATGTATATTATCCGTAGACTTAACCATGTACTGCTTGGGGGGCTGTGCTCCGAACCTTGTGGACAAAAGGTACAGAGCCTCCCTCGTTACCTCATTCAGTTTTACAGCGGAATTGTCGGTGTACTCCGCACGAGTAAGATCGTCGTATGTATGAGCAACTGCATACTCACGAGCAGCGTCTTGATAACGGGAATCACTTGTAATAGGCATTAATCAACCACCTTCTAATTGTTTCATAAAATCCCACGCTGGCAAGCTGCGACCATCAAAAACCCCACCTGAGTCACCATCAGTCACCCTGCAATGTACATGTGGTGAATTACCGAAAGTAAAACCTGTATGCCCAACAAAGGCTATATTCTGACCCTTATACAAACGGTCATCTTTTTTAACGAGAGGAGAAGATTGAAAATGTGCCATATAAAGTGAGTACTGCTTACCATCTACTAAGTCGGATTGTATTACTATGGAGTTTCCTCCGTTAGTATCATGCCTTCCTCCGTTAGCAAGAGCATCAACAATGTTTGGATATCCGATAGACACAACCTTACCGTCCCACGGTGAATAGACAGGCTGTCCCTCAGCGGCACCAATATCTATAGCCAGAAAATTGTTATCACCCTTGTGATGGTCTTTGTGTGTAGGAAAGTTGTATGGTCGTTCCAGAATGAATCCACTGTTACTAGGAGGTGTCGCTCCAGCGGGTCTGTTAATAAATGGGGTAGGACTTTCTCCTTCAGGAAAACTAATTCCTTCAGTTGTTAAATCAGAGAGTTCGACCGCTTCAAATTGGACTGTGGTTTGCTCATATTGGACAGTGGCAGCGTAAGTAGCTTCCTGTTGTGTAGAAGCAAATTTGAAATCTTCTCTGACTTTACCGAAGTAAAAGACCTTCATCGATATAGATATCACCATACGGATAGGAACCATATTGTGGTCAAACTTCGTGTACTGCACAGCCGCCCTGTAGGGTCTTCCCTGAACTGATAGTTGAGAACTAAATACGATAGTGACATTACGAGGATTAATCATCATAATGCCGTTGTCTTGTAGGTGGGGTCCTTGTACGTCAGGCACCACCCCTCTGACAACTAGATCGAAGTAATCAAAGTCTTCAAGAACTCCTCGGGGCATAGAACCGTTGGCATTCTCAATCTGCCGATCAAACATAAGTTCGAACGAGAAGTCAAGAATGCCGGGAGGGGCTACAAGGTTATTAGAACCATATATGGTATTGAACGGATCTAAAGCCTGCTGCTCAAGGTATGCCACATAGTCCCGCTGGATATTGGTTGGGTTGTACATGAAGTATAGGCGGTAACCATCAGTAGGATCTAGCTTGTTTGAAGCGCTACGGCGAATGTAGCCCCTTGTTATGCGAGGAGATAAATTGGCAGGGCCGTCGGATATGGGACTAAACAGTCTTCCAGCAGACCCATATTCAAACGGAGGGTTCTGCCTAGCTAATGAGGACTCGTCTAGCCTTTGGTAGGCGTTGTTACGCATAAGAGAAGAGAAGTTCTTCTCAGTAATCTTGCGAGTAGATCCGTCAGATTCTGAGTTGGCGACGGACCTACCATTGCTACTAGAAGTAACTATTGATGGGGCATATGTATTTATTGATATGTTGTCGGCTACGGTCATCTCACATCACCAGTACTTGTCCACAAAAGCTACAGAATCTTCATAGAAGGATGCCCCTCCATAAGAGTAATACTTCCAACTACCATCATCCACACTGTAATTACCTTTACCGGCTGAGGGAGATGTATTCCATGCAGCAAAGGTATTTCCGTTACCATAGTACTTAGTTAGTGCCGCTACAGCATTCTCGTAAGGATCAGTCAACTGTTGTCGGGATCTTCCTCCATAGCCGTTTTCGTCAGTATTTATTTGCCAAATACCTATATCCCATGACCCGTTACTATTTATGTTAACAGCGTTTGTTACAAAGCCACTTTCACGATATTTGGCTATACCCCATAAGCCATAGGCTATTTCTTTTGAAATGTTTGCAGATTTACATACCTGAAGTACTTGTTGATCTGTAAGTCTAACTTCAGCCGATTGAGGGTTCTGTGTAATTCTGAATCCCCAGAAGTTATTAGGGTCATACCTAGGTATTCCTTGAAGGCCAGAAGGAACGCTTCCATTAGTCCCCGGAGTCTCGTTAGGGTTGACGTAGGGAGTAGGAGCATCAGATTCGGGAACAGTGAGTTCGGGGATTTCTAATGGGCTGATATCGACTGCCTCAAATTGAACATTAGATTGTTCATAGGGAACGGTAGCAGTGTAGGTATCCTCTGAGGAGAACTGGTTAAAGTTAGGAATAGTTTGAACCGGACCTATGTAGAATGCCTTCATAGTTATAGAAATGGTCATTCTGGTAGGTGTCATGTAATGGTCAAACTTCTGAAAGTTTACAGAGGCGTTGTATGGACGACCATGGACTACGAGGTCCTTGCTGAAGACCACTGCGACGTTCCGTGGATTGACGAGCATTATTCCGTTATCAGGAATGGCATTTCCAGCGTTAGGAACGTCAGGAGCTATTCCTCTAACCACTCTGTCAAAGAAGTCATAGTCGACACGAGTACCGGGGTGATTGGAATCCTGAGAAACTTCAATATGCCGATCAAACATAAGTTCAAACGAGAAGTCAAGAATGCCGGGAGGAGCAGTCATATTGTTGGAACCGAACATGGCGTTGTAAGGATCTAATGCCTGTTGGTCCAAATAGGACATGTACTGCCGCTCAATAGTTTCGGGGTTGTACATGAAGTATAGGCGGTACTTGCTGGTGGGGTCAGAAGTGTCCTGACCAGCCCTTCGTATGTATCCCCGTATTATTTTGGCAGAGGCTCCGTAATTAGTATCTATGTAACCAAAGGGACTGGAACCAGTCAGTTTGAACGGCGGGTTAGAAAGTCCCTGTGTGGAGTCATTTAAACGCTCAATACCATACTGGTAATCAGAAACTATAGTTTTATCCACTCCATAAAGACCTGTGTCTACGGAGCGTGCTGCCGAAGCAGTACTAACGCTTAAGTTGGTGTAGGTGTTTACGTCGACATTATTAGCTGACATCAGGACTTTCTCCAGTCCCGCTTGGCATACTCTGCCTGAAGATGATCAGCGATAGTTGATGCGGTACGTTGAGCATCTATTGGAGAGTTCCCTACGCCGCCGCTTAAATGGATCTCCGTCTTGAAAATTATAGGAGAATCCATTTTCGCATGTATGGTCGGAGAACTACTAGCCATGGAAACGGGGTCACCCGTTGTAAAAACTTGGGGACCTAAGTCTACGTTAGGTTCAAACCCTTTGAACACACGAGATTTAAAATCAGACTTTGTATTTATTAACGACTTGTAATCGTCTACTCCGAGCTTATTTGTACCAGCAAAACTGCCAAGCATTCCTAGAGGTTCCATAAGAAGCTTGATAAAGAAGTTAATAGCACTATCCACAGTATTTATAGCGCTGTCTCCACTGAAGAACATGCTTATGAGCTTCCTCATAGGCCAAGTTACTGTATCTTCAAGAGCATCGGCACCTTTAGCAAGAAATCCCCCGAGTTTACCTAAGAAAGAATCCTCATCTCCGATAGGAGTAGATCCGGGATCTCCGTAGGGCATGGTTCCGGCTGCTTGGACGTGCCAAGGCTCCCCAGCATGGGTAGCTGTTTGTAGACCGAACTTACTGGCATTGGCTTGAAGCCAACCCATCTCGCTCATCGGACCAATATCAGCAGCCCACCCACGGGTGTGCATACTCTTAGAAGCAGGTCCGACTCTTCCCACACCGTTTTTATGAAGCCTGTTTTGAGTAACAGTATCTCTATATCCAGAGGACATTTTCAGTCTTGGATTCGCCTTCATCATGGCGTCGATCTTTCCTCCAAGATCGGGAGCCAGATGTTTGGTAGAAGTACCCCCGTGGGGACCGTAGTCACCTATCGGATCGCCAATAGGATCGCCAACTTTTTTTAGCCCAGCAAGCATGTGGTTACCCGTTGCTAACCCTGCAAGAGGGGTAGAAACAAGACTGGATAGGATCGGCATGAGCATTTCTGCAATTGGAGTAGGAAGCATCGACATGATATTTCCCAAGTTGGTATCAGTCATAGTCCTTGCAAGAGAAAGGTCTGCTCCCTGCATACCAATGTTAAAGCGTCGATCCGCTGCTTCACGCCCCCCGTAGACGTTGTACATCTGATTACCCAGAAGATAATCTCGCCTAGTACTTTCGGTTATATTTCTCAGGCGCTCGGTAGCAAGGTCTATTCCGCCGCCTTTATTTTTAGTGACGTTAGCTGCAAGCTGATCTGTCTGTCCCTTGGCTCCTTGAGTAATGGGGCTTACTTGACCGGCATTAGCAAGAGCATATTGCCACCAGTAGTCGACCATCTCACCGGGAACGCCCATCATCTGGAACCAAGCGTTTATGTTTGATCCGGGGAAGTTCTGGGTAATAAGTTCATCTTTTGAAAACTTGCCGCCTTGATTACCAACACGCTGCTGCTCCATGAACTTAGTGATGCCTTCGGCCCACTCAGCAAGGCTCTTATATCGACCGCCTTGCCCGATCATGGTGAAAGCACCTTGGCCGTAGTACATACCGGCCTGCTGCGACTTGGTGTTGCCTATGTAGTTAGCGAGCGTGGAGGACATAGCCCCAGCAGAAACACCGGGGGTAAGTGTCTGCATCTGTCGGACTGATTCAAAGAACCCATTCCTGCCCTCGGTTCCTTTCATATAAGAACCTACAGATTGCCCTGCCAACACAGTAGAAACTATGTCGGCGTTAGAACCTTGTACTGGAGCGCCCTGAGCAAGACCTCTAATGAGATCTTGTATGGATATACCCATTGCCGCAGCATTAGGACCGAGGGCTTGAGACAATTGGAGGGCAGTGTTCCTATTACCGGTGGGACCTTCAATACGGTCGTAGGCGTAGTTGAGGCTACCGGCGTTGACAATGCCGCCGAGAGTACCAATACCGCTCCCAGCAGCTAAAGCTGTTGTTCCGAGACCTCCAAAAAAGCCCTTAACGCCTCCACTAAACATGGAAGTAAGCCCATTTTTTACAGAACCTAAAAGGGTCTTTATAGCTTCCCCGGTGTCGGAGCCAATAGTTTTTCCAGTGGATATGTCTGTTTCAGATGCTCCGGCATTAGATTTGATGTTGGTAGTTTTCCTACCTGAACTACTTGCTGCGCTGGAAGAAACACCTCCTCCCCCATCTACAGTGGGCGTGAACACCGTCTTGATAGCAGAGAATCTAGGAGCTTTGTTACCGGAAGACCCAGCGCTTATTCCCTGTACCGCACCGGAAACGTCCTTGGCAGACGATGATACTCCCTTAAGAGACCCAGCTATCTTGTCCATTTCAGACTTGAAAGCATTGCTACTGCTTGAGAAGGTTCTAAGGGTCTGCTGTAACTCAGCGAGATTAGTCTTTACTTTAGACAGTGAACTGGCGAAATCGTCAAGACCCTTGACGTTGATATCTGCCATGGCAGACAACTTCTTTTGGGAGGGGAAACCCCCTCCCAAACCACCGAGACGGGAGCCACCTGTGGCGTCTTGCTCAGCCATTGCTATTCTCCCGTCTCCACTTAAGTAATTTCAACCAATACTGACGCTCACGTTTTGTAAGCTTTTTTATTTCTGTCAAATTCCAGCCCGGATATTCCTTGGAGATGATGTCGTACTCCAAGTAAAGGAACCCAGTGTTAAGGGCGAAAAATGTCACCCCACGAAAGTGGGAGAATCATTTCAAACGCACAACTTGGGCAAGTGACTTTGATATTCAGGTCAGGACTGGGCTGCGCCGCAGTGAGGGCCTCAAGGATTTTACGGCGGTCTCCCATCGACAGATTCCTTGCGTTGGCAATGGGATCTACCACAGGAGCACCATTGATCTCTGTGATGCACTCACTAAGCATCAGGGTGTTCTGCTCAGCAGAGCTTGCACCTTTGCGCTTGAGAACAGTTAATTGATCTGCACCAGTAGCGAGGCGGTAGGTAATAGTGTCCTTCTTCGAAGTGACCATAGTGTTGGTCAGTGAGTAAGGATTCTCCATCGTCGGAAACACGATGTCTTCAGAAAGCTGAAGCGTAGTTTCCGAGTCCACGTCACAGGCGGGACAAGTATGAGTAATGACCTTGTCGTCACCGTAAGTGATACTGGTGATATGAATGAACAACTGCTCACGTTCACCGACGAGAAGCCCTGCCAAGGTTGACTGGCGCTCAGCAAAGTTCATGTCAGAGAGATCAATCGCTCCGATACGAACCGTTCCGTACACCAGCACGGCATCAAAGAAGTCAACAACGTCTTTGAACCTTGCCAGAGCCTCTTCGTCGGCTCCAGTGAGTTCTTTCAGTTCTGCTTCTGTCTCCCACTTACTGCCGTCGAATAATCCACGAGGCAGGGTGATGAGATTGGAAACAGGCTCTTCCATAAGAGGAATATTTCCAACAATGGCCTTTTTTGCGTCTTGTAATTCCTGCTGCTTAGATGGTTCTACGTCAATGAAACTCACGGTTAATGCTCCTATGTGTAATGGTTATTTAAATAAGACTAGTAGCGGCATTGGGGGTCATGGTTCTTACCTGATCCTTACCCCAGAAAACCTCAAGGCCCTCATGGTGGACGGTCATGTTACTGACCATGATTGAGTTTGAAAGGGAATCAAGACCAGAGAATGCCACGTTCGCCACCCAAGCATTTCGAACCTGAAAGGCAATAACGGCGTTAGTAAGGTCTGCCGTAGTCATGGTACCGGGACCCTTAGTAACGGGATGATCATACACTCGGATAAGCATATCAAACCGATAGTCTTTATCTGCCGCTAGGGTGCCACCGCCCCAGTTTATTGAGAACATCTGACGAGCTAAGTCCCACATACCGGGCTTATCATAAAAGACACCAGATGAAAGGGTGACGGGAGAGAAATCAGTGAGTCCCGGCATCTTGTGAGGATTGGTGTTCCAACCACCCTCACGGTAAGGAATCATCTCAGTAGACATGTTGAGGCCGTCCACTGCGGTGAATCCCATTTTAGCGACGCTTCCCTTAATCGAATCGTCGGGGTGGAATATATCCACTTGGAATTTAAAGTTGCGGATAGGATCTTGACTGAGCCTAGTCTTATCCTTTGAAACTGAAGTATCCATTGTTTGATATTCCTATCTATCAGTTGGAGCTGTTGACTTCGGCGGTATATCCGCCGTTTTCGTACTGAGTAACTCGGATAACGATGAACTCAGCGGGATACTGAAGAGCTATACCGACATCCATTCGAACTTCCCCTGCCTGCACCAGCGCCGGAATGTTGATGGAGGAGTCGCACTTGATGTAGTACGCCTCTTGAGGGTTGTTACCCTTAAGCCCACCCTGTTCCCAAAGCGGACGGAGGATCTGCTCGGCGGCAGAAATCAGTGAAAGCCAGAGCTTCTGATCATTGTTCTCAAAGATAGCAAACTGAGTGGACTGCCGGAGGCGTTCCTTGATGTAGATAAGAGTACGTCGCCCAGACACATACTTGTCAGGACCGTAGATCTTACGGGTACGGGCGCCCATGACTGCGATACCAGCACCCGTGACCGGACGGATTACGTTGACATTAGCTGAGTTTATAGTACCAAGTTGTACATCAGTGAACTTTGTTTCCACACCAACGGCGTTAGTGATGGAAGCGATGATGCCAGCAGGAGCACGAAACACTCCATTGGTAGAATCGGTACGAGCTATAACCCCTGCCACAGCGCCTCCCGGAGGAATTGTAATGGTTGACCCACTCGGGCTGGGATCAGGAATAATAATCCACGGAGCGTAACTTGCCATGTATGAATCACCGGCAGTACCACTGCTATTAAGACCATTAGTACCCGTATTAGTAATATAGGTAGTAAGGTAGCTATCCACCGCCGTACTTGCCCTAGCGGGAATACTGTCGTTGATGATGAAGACGTTTCCACGGTCTTTAATCGATGTCACTGTACTAACAGTGTTGGTGTTCGGGGTGTAGTACTGGGGAGTAACTCCAGTAGTTTCAAACGAAGTAAGATTAAGAAGCACCGGACCAGTGATAGCGGATATTGCGGTAGCGGCAGTTACTGCGCCTGCTGTAGTGGAAGCGTAATCAGCAGTGTATGAACCCGTACTTCCACTCACACTCAGTGCTGGGTTTGTACCACCTGATAATGTCTGAATTGATGTGGTGATCGTGAGATCTCTAGTGGGATCAAACGCACTCAGAGAGACATACTTTGAACCGGTATAAGGGTCGTTGATTGTGTTATCAAGCCTGCTTGTTCCAGAAGCCCCGTCTAAGGTCATGTTAAAGAACGTCTCAACAAGAGTTGTTTCATTAACATTTGGGCTGTAATAAATGTTGATGGTGAAAAAGGGCTTAGAGAC